CGCCGCCCGAACGCCAGATGCTTTGGGTAGTAGAAAGTGCCATTTTGAGTTGTCCTCACATGCGAGTTAAGCGCGACGATATGCATGTAACAGGCCGGGAGCCATTCGTTCGCACCGGTATTCCCGGAATAGCTTCTTTATACCACAGAGAAGATAAAATACAAGTAGAATGCGCAAATGCCATCAAAAGACCCCGCCCAACGTAAACTAGCTAACGATCGGCACTACAAAAAGCACAAGGCTTTAGTAATCTCACGTAACAACATCCGCAAGAAAAGAGTTCGGGTTGAATGGGAAGAGTTTAAACAGACTTTATCCTGCATAAAATGCGGTGAATCACACTCCGCAATCCTAGACTTTCATCATATAAACCCCTCAGATAGCGATAAGAAAGTACACCGCCTAACAGCTAACGGGGCGTACAAACAGGCTAGGGAAGAGATTAAGAAGTGTGTAGTCCTCTGCGCTAACTGTCATCGTAAAGAACACTACAACCAAAGAAAAAACCCCACCTTGTGAGCGGGGCTACGGTTAAGCGTATTTAAAGCTCCAGCCCTTGTAAGGCCCCCGTGTCAATAGTTTACCTGACTTTAACGCACGGTTTATAGTTGGGGGCTTCATACCAGAGGCTTCTCGCAACGCCTGAATACTGTCGTACTCTAGTGTTTTTCCATCCGGGCTTGTAGCTACAACAGCCCTACTTACCTTAGCCCCATGTTCTGGGCGCTTCTTACCAAACCAGAAATTACCTTCGCCCATTAAGGCTGCGGAGATTTTTGCTCTAGCTTCTGCGGATTTAGGCTTACCCCGCATATACGCTATTTTCTTTTCTATGGTTTCCGCAGATTGTTTACGACCTAGGGAGGTTTCGGCTATTTTGGCTATAGCTTCTGGAGTATGTTTGTACCCCCAAGTAGGGCTAAGTTCCCCAGACATACCTAGCATGGGTGCAGTGGCATTAATACCTATGTTATAGCAGTACTCCTTACCAACATGTTCGTTAAGCCATACATTTTCTGCCGCTAGTAAATCAGCACCTTTTGGCAGATCTTCTACCACAACAAAAACAAAAGCTTGTTCCCCGTACTTGTTCCATGCAGCTTGCAAGTACCTATTGTTATGCTTGCTAGTACGCAGCTCAGAGAAGTGTCGTGTTTTGCGTCGCTTAAGATCTACCGCGCTTCCAACATAAAACTTGTTGTTAACTACATTAATAATCTTGTAAATTCCTTGCGCCATAGGGCCTCCTTGTGTAGATGTACGTAATGTACCTGATTTGAATCAGTAACACAAGAGAAATAGAAAAAGGGGCCGAAGCCCCTCTTAAAACCCGCATGTAGCCTAGGTTTTGGTTATGCGCCGGGCGACGCGAACATTCCGAGCGGATCCGAAAATCCGAAAGAATATCGCTCGCGGGACTTGTATCTCACGTTCCCGGTATCGAAATCACCATCCATCGAGTTCGACAGAGCCATACGTTCAAAGTGCTTCATGCCGTTAGGAACGTCGGTCGTCAAGAACCAAGCATTCGTATCCGTCAGGAAGTGGTTGATCGTATAGCCTTCAGCGATTGAACCATTGCTCTTCAAAGCGTTGATGTCGTTATCGTTAGTGCCGACGCGGAGTTCGGTTTCCAACAGACGAGTAGCAACGAATTGCAGTGATGGTGGAACAATCAGCTTCTTAGGTTTAGCAGCGATCAACAGGCCACGCTCATCCGTCCAAGCAGCGATTTGAATAACAGCAGACTCCAATGAAGTCTCGTTCAAGTCAGCAGCGGTAGCTGGGGTGTTACTGTTGGTGCCACCGGAAACCAGTGGGTGAGCCGTCGAGAACAGAGCAACGCCGTCGCCGCCAGCATACTGACCAGCAGAGAAGCCATTGTTCAGAACCGAAGCAGCCTTAACTTGCTTGGTGTACGCCATAGCACGAGCCAGACCTTTGGTATAACGAGCCGACAGGGAGTCGTACAGGTTATCTTCAATAGCCTCTTCCGTCAGCGAGAAGCCGAGGGCGATGGTTTCGTGGTTGTAACGTGCAGTCCAAGCTTCTTGGCCGTTGTCGTATCGAATTGCCGAACCTTCATTCTTGACAGGAGCAGCGGAGAAACCAGACAGCTTGGTCTCTTCTTCGAACGAACGCTCGGAGGTCTCGGTTTCGTAGATCTCTTTATGCTCTTCGCCGTAACGAGCATATTCCAGACCAAACAGAGCGTTCAGGCCCGGGAGCAGTTCTTTAAGTAGTTGTGCGCGTGAAATAGCCATAATTTAGCTCCTATTAGATGCCGGTTGGGTTGTTGTACATATGACCACCGTTCCAAGCAACAACGTTAGGCGAGCCTTCGGTCAGCGTGATATACGGAGCGTTAAATTTGCAAATGAACTCAGAGAATTCACCGGCAGCATTGGCAGTGTCAGGAACACCAGCAACAATACGGATTGGCAACGAGAAGGTAGCGGCGGCGGTAGTGCCGTCAATAGCAACTTTAGAATCGCCTGTGCTGGTCGAGCCAGCGTTTTGTACCAGAGCCACGTTGTTACCAATTACGGTTTGGCCGTAGTAAGCAACGACGGTGGTGCCGGATACAGCAGCAACTTTAAACAAGACATCAGGATCGTCAACAACGATAGCTTGCGCATCGGAAGCAACGGTACCAGTAGGCCAGTACTGAGCAAAAAGTTTTTGATTAGTCGAAGGGCTGGTGTAGGTGCAACCAACAAAAATACCAGCAACGCCGTTAGCTGCAACGGTCGTAGTACCAGTGTCTTTTTGCACGGTGCCATCATTAATCAGCTTAACTACATCACCGTAGAAAATGTTAGCAGCATAGCCACTAGCAATTGGAAGGTAACGAGTTGAGCCAGCGTAAACCTGACCACCGATCAAATTGACCGGCTGTAGGCCGTAGGGGCCTGAAACAATAGGATAAGCCATTTATAACTCCAAAAAAGTTTATTTACCCTTGCCGAATGAGGTACTGGACTTACGCTCACTAAACAAAGGCATGCGAGGGTCGTTCTGACGCATAAGATTGTTATCGACCGATTCAATTTGGTTTGCAGCTTGCTGCGAGAAATGCGCATTACGCTGTTCCACAAACTCAATTGGGGTCTTGCAAAGTAACAATCCACCGATTTCGACGTTGTCCTTAAAGCGACTATTCGGATCGGCTAGCAGTGTAAACTTGGGTTGCTCTTCAATTCGAACCGGTTCCCAACCTTCACGTAGTTTTGCGGACAAATTCCGTGGGTCAGCGTTGTTCAAAGTTGAAGCGCGAATCCATCTGTACGCATAACCCGGCTGCTTATCTGGTTCAGGCAGAAGCTCAGGCTGCGACCACTGCTTAGGGCGCTCCTGAATAGCACGAGTTTCAAGTTCACGGACGAGACGGTTTTGTTCAGTTTTGTTTTCAGCCATTTTTGGCCTCCATTTTCATTTTTTCACGGGCGTATTGCTCAGGTGTTAAACCGAGCTTCTTGGCAAGACCTAACTCCGACTGCTTCAGTGTCACCTTTTTTGAAGATGTACTGCGAGTCGCTGGCGCTACGACCGTTGAAGGTCTTTCTGTACGCACTGATTTCTCAGTAGGCGTTTTATCTGCTTCATCAGCAAAGTGCTCAGAGAACCGACGGCGCATGGTGTCATCGATTTTGCTCCAGTACTCATCAGTACTAACATAGCTAGCACCGTGCTGATTGACTAGTTTTTGATGTAGGCCAAGTGCCAGACTAGTCATTTCCTCGTCCTTACCGAACCATGTGTTGCGCTCTTGCCACGCAGCAGCTCTTGGGTCAGGGCGAGATACTTGGGTTTCAGGTTCACTATTTACAGGAATTTCTTCTGTTTGTAAAGTAGGAACATATTCTCTAGCCTTTTGGAGCTTATAGTTAGCGTTTGCTAACTGCTCTTGAGCCTCTAACAAAAGATCCGAATTACCAGCGTCGTATGCTTCTCTATATGCTCGTTTAGCAGCATCTAGTTCCAGCGTAGCAGCGCCTTTGTACGTGTCCAAGTAGTTCTTTTCACCCTCGGACAGACGGCCTTTCAGCGATTTGTTTTCAGCAAGAATCTTCTGGGCAAAGACAACAGCTTCCTGTTGCTCGCGCATTGCGCGTTCTTTTTCCCGGCGTTCATCATGCCAAACCTTCTTCATTTGCTTCATTCGGGTACGAACTTTGTCGGAATAATCTTCCAGCTCGTCCTTCTCAAGCTCATCTACAATTTCTTTTGGTAGAGGTTCACGATTACGGTCTGCAACAGGGGTATCGTCTTCGATCTCCAGTTCAGGAGCCTGTTGTTTTACTGCAACACCCTTAGCCTTATCCTCAATCTCATCAGGAAATTCGAACTCGACTTGGTCTAGGTTACTTGTAGCCATTCATATCTCCTTATGCGCGGGTAATGCCGCGTGGATCCATCACTGTGCCTTCTACGGAGTCGTCGTTAATCATACGGAATTCACGTCCGTGGATCTTCAACCGAGTACCAGAGTTGGGTCTCGCAAGAATAAAGTCACCAACCTTGCACCAAGGGCCGGTAGGGAACTTATTTTTGTCTAAATAACAATCAGGCCCCATAGACACTACAAAGAACACTGTTGCCAGTACTTCCTCATGGTGGCGCGTGGTATCTGCTTTGATCAAACCGCTGTCGTACTTTTCCTCTGAGTCAGGAATTGCCAAAAGAATATGGTATCCAGATGGAGTAGGAAGCTGTTTAGCTTTGTCTTCTGCTGCTTGTGGTAATACAGTTGCATCCAAACTATCGGGGTTTGAACCGATCAGGATTTCACTCATCAGATTGCTCCATTGCTTTTGCGAGGTCTAAAATATAACCCTCCGTAGTGCTGAGACCTCGAATCTCACCACAAAGGGCACGGTACTCTGCGTAATCTTTAGCGGCTCCTGTAGACACCGCTTCCGAGATTTGAATTCGTTTATTCCTAAGTTGATCAAGAATAATTTCCAACGTTCTATCCATTACTCACCCTTTTTAGGTTTGTTTTCGGCTTTATCCGCTTGCATAGCTTGAATTAGAAGTTGAGCTTGTTGGTGTTTCGTTTTTGTACCAACTTTTAAACCCTCAAGTTCCATCTTGGCTTCAAGTTCCGCTTTATTCTTAGCAGTCTGAGCGCCAACCTGCATACCCGCGATTTCTTTCTGGGCTGCTATACGTTCACGTTCAATCTCCAACTGGTCAGCCTTACCTGCGGCATCAAACTGAAGCTTAGTTTCTTTAAGTTTCTGCTCGGCTTGTTTGATCTGCAGTTCTTGCTGTTGCATCTGGACGATAGGATCTTGTTGAGCCTGTTGAGCCTGCTGTTGTGCAGCTTCGGCTTTATTTGCTTGCAAGACTTTCTGACCGGCTGCAGCCATAAGACGGGAAAACTCAATCTCAACTTCTTTAGACATCTCTTCGTCCATTTTCGGCAGAGGGATACCTAATTGCTCTTCGATGTGCTTACGGTACGCAAAACCTACGTGCTCGGCAATATGAGCCATAGCTGCGGCTTGAAGCTGTTGAGCCATAGGGTTTTGACCCATGATTGCAGCAAGCTTCGGATCTTGCATAGCCGCTTGGTGCACTGCAATATGAGCTTCGTGGTCTTGGTGAATAAAGGCTTTGACCGGCTTACCGTTCATCATCGCCATGTTCTCAAACACAGGATCACGTGGCTTCTGGTCGTCGGCTGTTGGAATCAACTTACCGATATTCTTAATACCCAGTACGGTTAGCATCTGGCGGTGCAACTCAGGCATGTCGTAAATCTGTGGTGCGCCCTGAGCCATCTGCATAACGGCTTGGTACTGAACAACCTTCTGGGACATCGTTGCGGTATTAGGATCTGAGACAGGCAGAACTTCCACCATGTCATAGTCAGCCTTCTTAGCTTTACGACCGCCTTCTTCTGGCTCGTAGCTGTACTCGTCTGGAGTGTAGTCACGGATAATGTCGCGCAACAACCGGAACTCTTGGCGCATCGCGTAGTGGATACGCGCCTGAACTGCAGACATAACCTTGAGCTGACGCTCCAACAAAGCCAAGGTAGTCCCAACTGGGGACTGAGCCGACATATCAGATACTTTAAGATCCGCTGAACCTGCCAACGCACGACCTTCAGTAACGATAGTACCCAGCAGCGTAGCCAGAACTTGACTTGGCTCTTTGTACGGCAGAGGAAGAATGTTGTCGCGAATAGTGCCCGAAGCTACGTCAACGTCACGGAACTCGCCCGGACTAATCGGTGTGTCGTCACCCTTAACGCGCATGCCCTTGGTCTTCAAACCACCCGGCAGGTTAGCCAGCGTACCAGCGTCAACCAACTGTCGAATGATCGACGTACCGGACTTAGCGAATGCGCCAATCAGGTGAATCAAACCAAAGTTATAGAACCCAAAGCCCGGAATGTAACCGTAGTGGACTAAGTGGCTACGTTTGATCTTAGCTTCATCTTCTGGTCTATAGTTACGGCGGATAGCCAGAATAGTCTGTGAGCTTTTCTCGATAGTAACGATGTACGGCAGGGCGATACCTGTTGGCTCACCATCCTCATCTTCATCTTCGTAGCCCGGCAAGTCGAGATTGACCTGCATCTCCAAGAGTTTGTAGCGATCATCGGATGTAGCTCGGAAGCCCATCTTTTCAGCGATCTTTTTCTCTACTTCGTCAAGGCTATTCGACGGCTCTGGCAGATCGACATCACAATAGAAGCCAGCTACCTGCAGCTTGCGCATCTCGTTTTTTGTCTTACGCATCACGTGGGTTACACGGTCTGCAGTCTCCAGATTACTCGCGCCGTAAGGCACCACGATGTCTTCAGCGGTAACAAACAGGGAGACCTGACGACCCAGCGATGGATCGTAGTACACTTTCTTAAACGCATTACCTGACAGACCCAAGCCCCACAACATACGCTCGTGCTCCGGGCGGTACTCAACCATCTTGTCGGTAAGCTGATAGTTCATGTCGGAAGATACACGGTCAGCTGCTTCTTTTTTCTCAGGTGTTTCTTTGCCGATGATCTGGGTCTTGACAGGGCCCGCTGCCGGGAACGTCTCCATGATAGTCTCGGACTGGAACTTAACGAGAGCCTCAGACAGCAGGGGGTGATACACACCACAAGCTCCCTCCCACGGCTCACTTCGCTCCTCGATCTTCATGCCCAACAGCTCAAGGCCGTCAACGTATGTCTGCATCCAGTCTTGGCGGGAAGATATGTCATCTTCAAACTCACCCAGCAGATCACCTGCTAGCGATGATAGCTCAGACTCATCCATGTCTTCGGCGAGGTTAGCACTAAACTCCTCGTCCCGAATCTCTTTCTCAATATCAATCTCCATGCCCGGCATACCAATATGAACTGCCTCGGGATCTTCGATCTCAATTTCAATCTCAGGCTCTTCACTATCGAGGCTATCTAGCCCTAGTGGCGCTTGGTAAAGCGACTTATCCATATTAGTTGCCATCGCACATCCTTAATAGTACCCAGTCCCACGACGGGACTTAAAATATATCGGGTCTTCAGCTTCGTCAGTCGGTAACCGAATGAATCCACCTTTACGGAACCTCATCAATGCAAGTGTTGTCGCATCAACCAAGTCATCATGTTCTCCAGCAGGGAAGCTAGCTATCTCATCCACCAGCTCTTCTGCCCATCTAGTCTCTGGAACCCATACTCGACCCGAAGCTATCAGGTCAGACACTGCATTCAACCTACTAATCTTATCGTTACCTTTGCCCGGCGTAAACTCTTGAGCTGGTATACCCATAGCCCGAAACTCACTAATCAGTGGAGCACCGGTAGCCTTCTTTTCAATTAGTACGCCGTCAGGTTCCCAGTCATTATAATGCTGAAACGCAGTTTTTTTAAGGTCTGTCCACTCTAATCGCTCTTTAAACGAATTTAGCAAGATAATGTGCTGGTTATTGTTGTCTTCCTCGTTCCGGAAGATCCCCCACGTAGTACATGCGGAGTAGTCAGCCCTGTTGTTCTTTTCGAACGCAGTATCCCAAGTCTGTAACACGTACTCGCAGTGCGGTGGACTCTCGCCCGTCCATATCTGCCACCACTCACGCTTGATAATCGCGCTCTGATCCGAGGTCGGTTGTTGCTGGTACTGAGCCATCCACTTGCCGTTAGGCAGAACAGTGCGAATCCGTTCAAGCTCGTCTAGCTTCCAAAACTCAGGCCACAACGGCTTGCCACTAGGCAGGATTGCAGGAAACTCAATAACTTCCCACTCGTCACCACCCCGGTTGACTGAGCTTTTAATAACCTGAGCCGTCAAATCTCTCAACGACCATCGTGTCATAACAACAACAATAGCTCCACCCGGTTGCAGACGCTGCCGTGGGCCCGACGTATACCATTCGTACGTCTTGTCGTAAATATCTGGGTTAACTTCGGCTAGTGCAGCCTCTTGCTCAGAGTGTGGGTCATCAATAATTAGGATGTCAGCGCCTTTACCGGTCACTGCACCGCCCACACCGATAGCGAAGTAGTCACCACCCTTGTTTGTATTCCACCGCCCCGCCGCTTTTGAGTCACTTTGCAGGGAAACATCAGGAAAAACAGACTTATACGCCTCGGAGTCCACCAAATTTCGTACTTTACGGCCAAATCCCGTCGCTAATTCAGCGGTATGGGACGTTTGAATGACCTTTTTGTGCGGAAACTTACCTAAAAACCACGCCGGAAGCAAATAAGATGCAAACTCAGACTTCGTATGCCGTGGTGGCATGTTAATAATCAGTCTCTTGCACGTACCATTAGCTACCCGCTCGAACGCATCGGCCATCCGCGCATGATGTCTACCCGAAATAAATATAGGCCACATCTCTTTGACGAAGCTTAAGAACTTATCCCGCGCACCTTCTTTGCGTTTCATCTCCGCTAGGGTTTCCAAGTCCACTAACAGCTTGCGCTGCTCCACAACACTTAAGTGCGGCAGGATCTTGGGTATGTCTGCTAGGGAAATGTTATTCAACATCATCAATCGGTTCCGCAATACCTAGCTCTTCGTCCAAACTCTCGATGGAAACTGGCACATCAATGATATTGGCGTTCATAAGCCGTTTGACGCGCTCTTTAATGGCGGTCTCTAGGTCGTCGGATGATTTGTGATTGATTGTGATCTCGCTGCGCTCAGTGAAAAGCCCAACGTCAGAATGTTTGCCTAGTAGTTCTAGGGCTTTGAGTTCGTACTTAGGTTCACCACAGTTGGCTAGCTCCATGAGCTTTGCAGTGATAGCAGAACGTACCTCGGTAATATCAGCTACTACGTGGTTTGCATACTCTCTGATGAATATGGCAGCAGCATGTGCAGTTGAAGGGCGGGCTAGAGCGGTAGCGGCAGCAACTTTGTCTGTAGTTTTAAACAGCTTGCTTGTCTCTATCATATCCTCGATGGTTACTTCCATCGGTGCACCAAGATCACTTAGCAAGTCCGCCGTATTGGCGGCAACAATCACCTTGTCCCGAAAGCTGCTTGGGCTCTCTGGAGAAGTATCGTAAGGCATCGGATGATCTTTTGTTGGTTCGATATTAACCATGCGGGAGTTATACCACAACTAAGATTCCTTGCCTAGCTTTTATACCAACACGACTGGGGACTGTTCGCATAGAGCAGCGTTGCAGTTGAACAACGACACAGAATTTACAACCCCACATCCTACCGGCGCTAACCCAATAGGCAATCCCCATGCGTCTTGGTGTTGGTACTCGCTGCACCTGTAGGCTCACTTATGTTAAAGCCCGCCAGCATCCGCTTCCCCAACGTAAAAATAATAGCATAAAATTTTTTAGACATCCCTTTATTTTTGCATGGGGGTGGTTCCGCATATATAGCAGTTGTATATAGCTAGGTGGAAATCGAAGGGGGTAGGGGGGTCTTAATACAATGACAACAAGAACTATAAAACTGGAAATCGATCGTGCATATCATAGTGTAGAGGGACGGGACTCCTTCCTAGGATCGGGGTGGTGGGGGTGTAGTGGGGTCGCTGGATTGCCGAAACGATGTGAAAACCTAATATGATGTTAGAATTCGATAGTACTATACAAAGTCTAATGAACAAGCGATAATATGTTCACTCGCTCAACAGGGCGGGCAAAAAACTCAAAGGAAATTATCATGGCAAAAGTTAAATCGGTAGTAGTAGTTGAAGTTATCAATGTTGAAGTTAAGGGTAATGCCGAAGCAGCTAAACTCTACGCTGGAATAGCTAAAGGGCAACAATGTATTACCGCAGTGGGAGCAGTACTGAATAAGGCTTTAGGGTTCGCTTGGTTCGAAAAAGATATCCCGGAAAATCTCAAGCCTTTGGTTAACGCTGAACGTTTTGCATATAAAACTGTTGCGGTTAAAACAAACGGTGTTGAGCACAATTGGTCTACGGCATGGTCCCGTATTCGCAAAGCCGGTACGGAGGATGCAATGGCAAAGGGTTTGTTCGGTTATACCATGCCGGATGAAGAGTTTGAAGAAGCCGAAGCCGAAGCAAAATCAGCGAAGTCTGATATACAGAAAATTCGTGAATCGATTGAGAACGCGATTAAGAAAATACAGAAACTTGAGAAACCTTCGTTCGATAGCGTCGAGCAAGTCAAGCGGTTATCCGCAGTTTTAGGCGCGATACCGATAATCTGAAATATAACATCATGTTAGGTTCCCGCAAAAGCGGGAACTATTAAAACTCTCAAAGGATAATAAATACCATTCGGGTTTTAAATCTTGGGATGAATGTACTGAAGCGTAACAGCGCGCATGGTGCGAAAAACAGGGTTTTGTATTAACCGTACCTTGAAAGATCCAGCCCACTTCGGTGGGCTTTTTTACGTCCATCGTTTTGTAAGGTTTTTTGACACCCGTTAGAGCATGGCTTAGCCCGCAGCGAAAATGTATTGTAAGGTTTTGTATTGTAAGGTTTTGTATTGTAAGGTTTTGTATTGTAAGGTTTTGTATTGTAAGGTTTTGTATTGTAAGGTTTTGTATTGTAAGGTTTTGTATTGTAAGGTTTTGTATTGTAAGGAAACATGGAAATTGCACGGAAAAGTATCAAAAAGCTATTGTAAGAAAAGTGAGTGTATTGTAAGAGAATGTGTCAAGTGCTTTTTCGGGACTTTTCCGTTTAAAATCAATGACTTAAGTGTATTGTAAGATTGTAGGAAAATTTTAAGGGTATAGCGGGAAATCTGGCGGACAGTTTCCTAACAAAAGGTCTCGCAAGTGTTGCACTCCTCAGAAAAAAGGAAAATTTTGGCGCCGCTATATATATCTAAAAAAACCTTACAATCTTACAATACAACTTTTTTTAACTATTTTGTGGGGCGTAGAGCCTAGATTTGCTTTGTTAGAAAACTTGTTAGAAAACCGTTTTGAAAACCTTACAATCTTACAAAAATCCCCCGAACTTTTCTTACACTGCCTCTTTTTTAGGCACTGCCTCTTTTTTAAGCAGCGCTTCATTTCTTACGCCAAACTTACACCATTCCCTTACACTGCCTCTTTTTTAAGCAGCACTGCATTTCTTACACCATTTCCTTACACTGCCTCTTTTTTAAGCAGCACTGCATTTCATACACTTTCCTTACAATACACTTGACAATGTATAACATCTGGGCTATAATAGAGCCTTAGTAAGTAGATAAGTGGTTCCCCCCCAGCAAGCCCGTAAAAACCTAACATCATGTTAGATAACTAAGGAGCAGCAAAATGGCACAAACTAAAAAAGCTTCCGGCTACATTATTTATCGCGGCGCATCGTTATTAAACGGCGAGCCTATCGTAGTCGTTGTGATAACCGGTAAATCCAGTAACAGTAAAACCGGCGATATGGTGCAAACATATATCCTTGCAGATAATGGTAAGAGTCCAGTCGAGTCAGCCAAAGCACTGGATGACGCTGCAGTATGTGGTGATTGCAAACATCGTCGTGGTACGGGCGGTTCCTGCTACGTTAATCTAGGTCAAGGTGCGCGTTCGGTTATGAGCGGTGTTATGCGCGGTATTTATGAGCTGGATGATGGGTATAACGCGGCTACGGCAGTACTAGACCGTAAAGTGCGCTTGGGTACATATGGAGATTCTGCTGCTGTACCGGCTTATGTATGGGCAAATATACTCAAAAATGCATCAGGTCACACCGGATACACGCACCAATGGGCAAGCGGTAAAGCAGATCACGTTAAGCAGTGGTGTATGGCAAGCGTGGACACACCGAAAGAAGCCGCTATAGCAAAGATGGACGGCTGGAGAACATTCCGTGTACGGCAAGCGGACGGCACACCTGAATTCAGTCACGAGATGATCTGCCCTGCTAGTGAGGAAGCAGGTAAGCGGTTGACTTGCAATACATGCATGGCTTGCAGTGGTGGTGTTGACTTGAAGAAAGCCAGCGTGACTATCGTGGTGCACGGTTCATTCAAAAGCCGGTTCGCAGCATCACTGGCAGCGTAAACAAGGGCGGCGCAGGCCGCCTATAAAAACCTAACATGATGTTAGATATTGGAGAGAACATGGAAATCAGACTGAAGCAAAAGATATTAGGTATCGAGCGGCATGACGAGTACGAGCCTACACACCGGACGGGATATCTGAAAGGCACTTCATATGCTGGAGTTGTGCAAACACTGGGCTTTATGCCTAACGTAGAGGATGATGTGGACAAGGTCAAATACTCGTGGTTGTTCAAGGTTGACGGCAAGGTAGCTGCGATATGGGACTACAAGGGCAGTGCGTCCATGGGGCATTGGTCTGTCTACGATCCGCATCATGTGTTGGGTGCGTTATTTAGCGAGGAGAAATTACATGGATGAGCATGGCTGGGTGACTGTTGTCTGTTGCGGAGCCAAGGTATGGATGGAGACTGATGCAGAGGTCAGGATAACTAAGGGAGCAGAGCATGAGCAAGGTTAAGCAGTACTACGAGGAGATCCTGTACATGAAGCGCATGCAGGACGAGAAGGACATGCTGCAGTTCGCACGGGCTGAGGCTGACTACATGTTGCAGCTTGAGGCTTATGCGTTCGAGGACAACTGCCGCTCATTCGAGCCAACAAAACTAACAGATGTTAGATAACAGGGAGAAGCACATGAAACAGTACATGGTAACCGAAGACCAACTGCGCCTGATTGACTATGCCATGACGCTGGCCGAATACTTTGTGGATGACGAAGAGGGATGAGATACACAGTAACAGTGCGAGCCAAGGTAACCAAGGACTATGAGATCAATGCTATCGATGAGGACAGCGCGATGGCTGAGGCGAACAGGTTATTCACGGACAACTGGGAGCAGGGCGATGTGCCTAGCAGGTTCGAGCAGTTTGTCCTTAACATAACAGAGGAGAAGTGATGCATATAGATGCTGTTGGTAAGTTCTAAAAGATTGACAATGTATAGTGGCTAAGGTATACTAGAGTTTCAGTAAGTAAGAAGTACCAAGCGTACACACAATGTACACACAACCCCGTAAAAATCTAACACGATGTTAGAACACTAAGGAGAAGTAAATGTCTGAGATCAATTTCGGTAAGAAGGTATCACTGAAGCAAGCGGCTGAGATCATCCTGTCCACACCGATGAACCGCTACCTGTTGCAAGGCGAGGCTGGTATAGGCAAGAGTTCCATCATCAAGACACTACAGGCTGCACTACCTAATCACGGCGTGGCTTACATCGATGTGCCTAACATGGACTTGGGTGACGTTGCGATGCCAGTGATCGACCATGATACCAAGACAACCCGCTACTACCCTAACAATCGGTTCGGTTTCCACACCGGCCAGCCGATGATCGTGATGCTGGATGAGTACACCAAGGGCTTCGACTCTGTTAAGAATATGCTGCACCCACTGTTGGAGATCAACAACCCGCGACTCGGTGACATCCCTGTGCATCCGGATAGCATCATCTTTATGACGGGCAACTTGAGCAGTGACGGCGTGGGCGACTCGATGAAGGCGCATACAAAGAACCGCATACAGCCGCTGACTGTGGCTAAACCTGACTTCGCTCAGTGGTCTGAGTGGGCGATGGGTGCTGACATTGCACCGGAGGTGTTGGCGTGGGGCAAGCAGTTCCCGCATATTTTCGCAAGCTATACCGATGGTGGGCAGGGCGACAACCCGTACATCTTTAACCCGCGCAAGGTGCAGGATGCGTTCGTTAGTCCGCGTTCGTTGGAGAGAGCAAGCCACATCATCAAGGTTCGTAAGCAGTTGGATACCGACAGTGTTATTGCTGCGTTGACTGGTGCTATCGGTGAGAGTGGTGCGCGTGACTTGCAGGCTTACTTGGAGTTCAGTGACCAGCTACCGACATGGGAGGCGACGATCAAGAGTCCGAAGACAGCGACAGTTCCGACCAGTGCAGGTGCGTGTGCCATCGTGGCTTACGGTGCGATAGCTAAGGTTACTAAGGAGACCATGACTCCCTTCATGCAGTATCTGGCGCGTATGGATGCTGAGTGGCAGGCTGTGTTCTGTATTGCCATTGCACGTAACAAGACCAAACAGGGTGTGGCGTTCGGTTGCAAGGCGTTCGCTGACTGGGTAAGTCGTAACGAAGATCTGTTGTAAGGAGATAACACAATGTTAGATTTAATCGATAAAGAAGAGCGCAAGATCAAGAAGGTAAAGATCAACCTGATGCGCGACTCACAGTTTGCACTGTGGCAGGGCGTGATGATGGTCGGTAAGACTTCGATCAGTGACGCTATACCTACGGCGTGTACCAACGGGCGTGATGAGATCTATGGTCGGCAGTTCATCCGTGACCTGAGCGAGAAGGAGTTGGCGTTCGTCATCATGCATGAGGCTAGTCACAAGGCATACCGCCACCTGACTACATGGAAGAAGTTGCATGACGAGAACCACCATCTGGCTAATGCTGCGTGTGACTACGTGATCAACCTGCAACTGAAAGACCTTGATCCGCAGGAACGCATCATGCAAATGCCTATGAAGGACGGCAAGGTGATGGGTTTAATTGATGAGAAGTACCGTGGCATGAACACTAAACAAGTCTTCGACCTTCTAAAGAAGGAGCAAGAGGAGGGCGGCGGCTGCGGTGATGGGTTCGATGAGCATGACTGGGAGGGTGCGGAGGCACGGACTGAGGAGGAGTGCAAGACACTGGAGAAGGAGATCGATGCTGCCCTGCGTCAGGGTGCTATCAGTGCAAAGCGGGCGGGTAAGGGCAGCGGTACTGGGTCGCGTGAGTTGGATGACCTGCTTGCACCCAAGATTGACTGGCGTGATGCGTTGCGGGAGTACATCAAGTCTACGTTCAGGGGTAAGGACGTGCCGTCATGGGGTAGGGTCAATCGGCGGTTCATCGGGCAAGGTATGTACATGCCTACGCTTATTGGGCAGCGTGTTGGGCATCTGGTTGTCGGCGTAGATACATCAGGCTCCATCGGTGGTGCGGAGCTGGCTGAGTTTATGTCTGAGGTTAAGGCGATCGCAGAGGAAGTGACACCCGAGCTTGTTGACTTGTTGTACTGGGGCAGCAGCGTGGTTGGGCATGAGACGTACGACATGAACTCACTCGGTGGTTTGATTGCATCGACTAAGCCGATGAACGGTGGTGGCACTGACTCTACGTGTGTGACGCAGTACCTGAGAGACAAGGCGTTACAGCCTGAGTGCATGATCATGTTGACCGATGGATATGTAGATCAGAACTGGGGTGGGGCGTGGGACTGCCCTGTGTTGTGGGTTATCGCAGGAGGTAATGATGCAGTTGCTCCGAGTGGCAAGACGATTCATATTAAAAACTAAGGGTGATGATATGGCTAAAATAAAAATTACGATGGGCTACAGGTCGTTCATATTACCTGCTGCTAAAGCAGTCACACTGTTGGAGTTGCTCGATAGTGTCGAGATGTACGAGGACAAGTACCACAGCGGTGAGGAAGGTAAGCCGGGGTTCTATACGCAGCATGTGTATGACCTTAATGCGGACGAGAAGTTAATTAACAGCGTCGAGTTTGTGAACGAGAGTAGCTACAAGATGTACAAACTAGCTGGCAAACCACAAAACTAATTGGAGAATGATCATGGGTATTTCATCAAGCGCAGTACTGGTAGAACTCAACGTCTCTGTATGGGGCGCGACTAAGATTGACAGGGTAGTGACTGACGAGGTTATCAACGACAACGGTGCTACGCGTAATGCAGCCAAGGTACACAAGAACCTGACAGCGGGCAGTTCACTGCGCAAGGATGTATCGGACTTCGCAGCTAAGGTTCGGCAGACACACAATGCAATGACATTACCTTGGGCTACTAAGGGTGCGCGTCTATTACCGACCAAGATGGTGCTGGAGTACAAGCAGGTTATGAACCAGATGGAGCTGGCGTTCAATACATTACTCTGGAAGTTTTATTCTGAGTACACGAATGTTATTTTTGCAGCAGAGGAGAACCTTGGCTCGATGTTTAATCATAGTGACTACCCGTCCCTCGATGATGTGAAGTCTAAGTTCGGTTGGAAGCTGGTGTTCAGCCCACTGCCAGAGGCTGGTGACTTCCGTATCGACGTTGCTAACGATGAGCTGCAAGATCTAACATTAAGTTATAAAGCGGACTACGAGGAGCGACTAGGCAACGCTATGCGTGAACCGTGGGAGCGACTGCACGATATGTTGCAAGGTATGTCCCGCAAGCTGGTTGAAGAAGAGGGCGAGACTGAGAGCCGCAAGCGATACCACGATAGCTTTGTTAGCAATGCGCAAGGTCTGTGTAACCTGCTGACCAAGATGAATATTACTAACGATCCTAAGCTGGAGGAGGCTCGCCGTGCACTGGAGCTGACTATGGTCAACGTGGACATTGAGGGTATCAAAGAGAGTCCAGAGGTACGCAGTAGCGTGAAGAGTAAGGTCGATGCAATCCTTGAGAAGTTTGACTGGTAAGGAGATAGGTATGACACAAGCTAAATTAACACTGACGCACGAAAAAGGCGCAACCGATCGGTATCCAGCGGTAATTACAAATGGACTTAGCCGGTTTATATATCAGGCGTATCCGGCGCACCCTGATTGGGAATATGTACGCGCTAGGAGCAACCCGTTTAGCATCAAGAATCAAACTACTGTGTATGTTTTAAACGTGTTCAAACACGGGAAGCTGATAGGTAGTATCGGGCAAGACCCGTATCCTAGGGTAGATGAGGCGCTGGTACTTAGAAGCCCTAGGATACATGTGGAGCGTAGAGATAAGTGCATTAAGACTAGGACTATCAAGACAGCTATAGCAGCAGCTAAAAAGTATTTCTCAGTGCAGTCTGTAGAGATGGCACTTGCAGAGGTTAGGGAGAAGGCAGAGGGGACGCTGAGAATAGCAGCGTATCATGCGCAGCGGGAATACCATACGGTAGATGCGATGCTTAATCATGATAGGCGGGCGTTTATAGACAAGCATTGGGATGAGTTTGTTTCGTTCCTAGATACACCTAATGTTCTTGAGGCGGCGAATACTATAGGTGGGCTAGAAAACACATTAGAGAGATTAGTAGCTATGGAGTTTCAGTTTACTAATTTTGGTGGGGTAGCAGTGCATATAGAAAATGGGGTATATACCATGATGCACGGGGCTAGGATTAAAGTATTTACGCGAGACCAAGTATCAGAAGATTTACTATATAAAATAGGTATGATAAAGTTGTCCTCGATCGGCGATGTAACTACTAACATGGGCTACAAAGCGGAAAGTAATTTGTTTCATTTATATGTAGGCGATGGTTTTAATTTAGAGTAATTGATGATCAAGCCCACTAAACCTAAGACTCCTCCCGCCCCAGATGCGCGGGGGATTTACACAGAAACTGCTGCGCTTAGTATCAGACAAGAACGCGTAGACATCCGTAGAAGACTAGAAGACATAAAGGAAGCTAAACAAAATGAAAAACTCTACGCTTAAAAAATCTAACATGATGTTAGATCAGGACGAAGAAGAAGAGAAACGCCACGCACGAGAGATCGCTAGGAAGAAACAAGCTAATTTACTTGAAGAGTTTCAGGCCGCTAGATTGGAGTTCGCGGTTTGGTATAAAGAAACAGTAAAGATAGCGATTGATTGGTCTGACTCATCTGTTGCCATTATGTTTGCTTGTTGGGTGAATGGGTTTGGCGAGAAAGACTGGACACCTAAAGAGACGTTAGTACTGGCTAGGGGTAAGAACATAAACACACGCCGAAAGCGCGAAGAGGTTGCAGTAGAGCGTAGGAAGCGCGAAGCGGGGGCTGTATGAAAGGCGCGGGGTTTTGGATTACAGGATGGGCGTTTGGTTTTCTTGCAGGGTACTTGATAGCGTTCGATCGTGGTGTTGCATCAGTACCCCCACCCCCTGTAGTTAAGACAACTGATATGCAGTGTGTGCAGTGGTTGTTCGAAGCCAACATGAAAGATGTACGCAAACGTATGTGTGGAGGTAAGAAATGAGTAGCGGAAAACAAACTACGCCACATCCAGTTATCAGTAGGCACTGGAAGGGGCAGACGAACTTTAAACGGCAGACAGATACAGAGAACTTGATACACCTTGACAGCCCATACAGATGGCACGAGCGTTTGATGGGTACGATACTACGAACCATTTGCGGATTTAAGTGAGGATGATATGGGTATATTTGAATTTACTTTAATTTTTACCGGCATGTTTTTTGGGGCAGCGTTAGTGTGTGTGGCAGTTGCGCTGTTAGCGTTTAAATTCCTAGGGGGCGAAGAAGAATGAAAGCATTTCCAACAAACAGAGCAGGAGGCATGGAGCTACGCGATTACTTTGCTGCGCAGGCTATGCAGGGTTTGTTGTCTAACCCAAAACTACAAGAGCAAATATTAAATACAGGTGGCGCATTTGGTAGTTGGGTTCCGGATGCCTCCTATGGTTGGGCAGACGCAATGATGAAAGCGAGGAAAGGTGAATGAACACTGACGACATTATCCGAATGGCAAAAGAAGTTAGCGGAGATGATTGGGGAATGTTTAAAAAGTTTATTCCCGAAGTGATTCAATTGTCTGAACTTGTTGCTGCTGCCGAGCGGGAGGAATGCGCGAAGATGTGCGATGAAATTGATGATGATGATTATTATTTAGGTGGTCAGTATGCTGACATGATACGCGCAAGGGGGCAGGGATGACTGACGCCGAACTACTAAAGAAATGCTTGGCACAAATGGAGTTGCTCTTTAACGCCGATGTCCCTCTTGTTGTTGAGCTTAGAGAACATGTACACACAACGTACACATCAGAAGAACGTGTTAACAAAACGGAGAAAAACGAACATGAGCCGGTAGTAGAGGGCTGGCCTTTGTATTCGGGTTTGCCTAAGCGCGAATGGGTAGGGCTGACGGATGAAGAGGTAACTGAACTGACCTACGCGTCAATTAAGGAGATTTAAGCAAAGATAAAGGAGAAGAACACATGACAACAGATATGCAAAAAATATTTGATGCTTCGAGGGATGCTGCTTGGGATGCCGCGAGGGATGCTGCTTGGGCTGCTGCTTTGGCTGCCATAGCGCAGCAAAATAAGGGGACGGTATGAAAACCACACTAAATAAAATTCGTACTAAGAAACCCTTTGCCGATGGCTGGAAAAAGCTGTTAGCACATTTAGGCAAAACGCAGGCTGATGACGAGGCCCTAAGTATCCTCACAATACTCGACAGTAACGGCCTCGATGATGCCCTGTGGTGCTTACGAGCAGTCGAAAACCATGACCGCGAAATTAGACTCTACGCGGTGTGGTGCGCCAGGCAAGTGCAACACCTGATGACAGATAAGCGAAGCCTTGATGCGCTGGATGTTGCAGAGCGTTTTGCAAGCGGCTTGGCAACCGCTGAGGATCTAGCTGCTGCGAGTGATGCTGCAAGGTCTGCGATGGCTGCTGCGGCGGCTGTGAAGGGTGCTGCGATGGCTGCTGCGTGGGATGCTGCGGAAGAGGCTACTTGGGCTGCTGCTTGGGATGCTGCGTGGTCTGCTGCGCGATCTGCTGCGTGGGATGCTGCGGAAGAGGCTACTTGGGCTGCTGCTTGGGATGCTGCGT